ACTGAAGTTTAAATGTAATTTATTTTCTGTAACATATGCACCAGAGATATGTCTTCCTGGCTCACCTTTTGGTCCGATTGGACCTTTTGATTCTATTGTAACTATTCTATCAGGTCCAGCATCACCTTTATCTCCTTTAGGTCCTTTTGGACCTTGAAGGCCTTGTGGTCCAGATACTGTTTCTGTTACTACTTGTTTAGTTTGTTTAAGCTCTTCGATCTCTTCTCTGAGCTTTTTGATTTCTTTTTTTGTAAATGCTAATGCAGCTGCTAGAACTTTAGCTGAGGTTACATCACTCATCTTTTAAGCTCCCATCATCTACATCTTCCATAATTTTAGTCATCTTATCAACTAATGTTTTTTCTTCTTCAGATATAGTGTTGGCAGCTTGAAAACTTTCTTGTCGTTCTTCTGGTTCACTTTGTTGAGGTGGAGATTCTCCTTGATCATTAGGCATATCTTCATCTGGCTCTTCTCGTTCTTCAACATCCATTTGAGTATCTTCATCAGCAATTTCATCTTCAGTCATTCTCAATATATGAGATCTTACATATTGCTTACTAAAATACTTACCAACATAAGAGTCAACCTCACCCAATAGTCTTAATCTATCTCCCATTATTTCACTATATTTTAACTCTGAGAAATGGTTATCTTCTAAGAAATCATAATGAATATGTTCTCTCATCTCGTGCCATTCTTTTCTTGAAGTAACACCAGTGAGTATCAATTGTGTTTCTAAAATATTATCAAATAATTGTGTAAACCTATTTCTAAGTCTAGCTACAAACTTTGTAAACTTTAATTCGTCTCTTGTAATCTCACTAGCTCTACCTAAGTTAAAATTACTTTCTGGTTCCATTCTACTAATAGGAACATTTAATGCTTTGTATAACTTCTTCTTAAAATATTCAACATCTTCCATCTCACCTAAGTTTTGTCCACCAGGTAGTGTTGTTATCTCAGTACTTCTACCACCTTCTCTTCTTGGTAACCAGAAGTCTTCTAACATAGTCATAAACTTTCTATCATCTCTTACTTCACCAGTTTGAGCATCATAAACTAATTTGTTCTTATGTTTAACCATCATATCTCTAAGATATTGTTCTGCTTTCATCTTAGGTAAGTTTCCAACATCAATATAAAATATTCTTCTTTCAGGTGCTCTAGCTAGTCTATAGATAACTGTTGCATCTTCTAACATTCTTAACTGATTTAGTGGTTTGATTGCCTTGTGTAAATGTCCTAGCACCATACTCATTCTATTATCTAAAAGTCCTGTATGAACAAAGATAACACTATCTGCACTAATTTTTAAACCTTGATTTGATCTGTTAATACCTCTTGGATGGTAAATGTAATACTCAATATAACCTTTTGTTATAATGGCATTCATTTTATCATCTTTGGATTTAACTGGTTGTTTGATTTTTCTGATTTTTCTTGGATCTACTTGTCTTAATTCTTGTATTCCATCTCTAGGATTCTTTTCATCTATAACTATATGATAATATAATCTTCCATCAATATACCATCTTCTGAATACTTCATAAGCATTAGTAGTAAAGTTTAGGAGTCTCAATACTTTATCAAACTCCATTCTAATTTTATTTTTGATTGAATTGCTAACTTTTAGATCATCCAACACAATACTTACAGCTGGATCCTTTTCATTGTAAACTATAGCTTCATTTACAATATCATCAATAGCCAAATCAGCTTCTGGCTGAGTAGACATTTCTCTATATCTTGTAACTAATTGTGCTTCTGATTTAGCAGTACCTTCCATGTCCACATAGGTGCCATAGACTCCTCCAGGAGCTACTTCTAAGGCACCATCATTGTCTTGTGGTGGAACAAACGATTTTAGATTATCGCTTTTAAGTTTTTGCTCTTTTTCTTTTCGGCCTATTTGAAAGCCAAATAATTCTATTGCCATGACTACCCTTTAGTATTGTACTATAGTTCTATTTATAGGTCAATACTTTTTTTCAAATCATTTATACTAGTTGCCGCCAGCTTGACCAGTAATTCCTCCAGAAACTTCCCAATAATCGTATGTGAAAGTAACTGTGAACTCACTGACAGCATCAGCAGCCCAGTCCATCTCGATAGCAGCAACTTCTGTTGGAAATATTCCTACAAAGTTGTACACTCTTAATGGTACTCCAGTTTTACTAAACTGAGTAACTTGAGCATTCGACTTGTATAGTGTTGGTGACGAAGCACCAAAGTTTCTAAGGTTCCCTTGAAAACTATTGATTGTATTAGACCATTGTTCCATTGCATTTCTTATAGCAAAGTCTTCATCATTGATAACTGTAACAGTCCAGTCAGCAAATGTTCTGTTTCCAGCAACCCTTAATTGTCTACCAAAGTATGGTACATCATTAATTCCTAGAGTTGCAGCTGGAATCTGGGCAGCCCTTACTAAGAAGGGCACCTGAATATCAGCAGCACTGTTTGCTGGGTTTGTAATGTTGACTTGAAATAAGGATGGTCTAGCACCACCAAATTTAAGAGCACCTGCGAATAAGTTTATGTTGAAAGCCATTTTGTTTTTCTCCTACTCTTATTTATAATTAAAATTGACCAACTATTTCACTAAACTCTACGCCAGATCTCACTGCAATAAAATTAAGTTGAATAAAGTTAATTGCTCTTGCAGGTTTGATGTAAATGTCTCCAACAAACTCGTTACGATCAATAACTTCTGGTGTGTTATTAGTTTCATCACAGACTACTCTAAAGTCTTGAACACCTCTTCTTGCTTGAACATCTCTCAAGAAAGGATCAACTAGATTTACAAACTGTGATCTTGTGAAAGCATCATTGAATTCAAATAGAGTAAACTTGGCTGCTGTTGATATTGCCTTTTCAAGAACAATAAACAACCTTCTTACATTTATTCTATCAAATGCACTTGGTTTAGCTAATAATGTTTTATCACCAAACAATACTGTTCCTTGACCTGGGAATGTAGTAACTGGGTTAACTCCATTCTTATAAAGTAGATCTCTTTCAGCTTTGTTTGGATTAAAAGCTAATCTAGTAACATTTTTCATGATACCTCTATTGAACCCAGCTGGTGAATACCAAGGATCTCTAGTTAGATCTGATCTAACCATTAAACCGGCTGTATCTCCATTTGCTGGAACATATCTTTGAATGTCGTTATACTTGTCATACTGGTATTTCCAACCAGCATCCATAACAGCATAACTTGATGATGTTAGTGTATCTCTAAAAGCAACAATATCTTCAGCTTGTTTTCCTGAATAACTATCATTACCTACAACATCTCCTCTTTCTGGTGACATTACTGCAATACAATCTTTTCTTGATTCAACAATATTACCAATTATATGTTCTAATACTGTTCCGTTATTGTCTCCACCTAAAATAATAGAGACATCAACATCTTCAGCACTTTTAAACTTATTATAACCATTAATATGATCTGCATTTCTTGGAGCAGCACCATCTCTACCATATATTAAACTATCAGTAGCTGGTAGTGGGGCTCCACTAAACGAAGTTCCTCTTTTTGAACCAGAGTTTGTATGAGCATTATTATGAGCAGCCCAGAAGATATATTTTGAACTATTGTTAATTACATCTACGTAATATTGAGATGATCCATCTTCTGTTTTAGCATCTGAAGCTAAACTAACTCTTTCAAATTTTTCTAATACAGTGTTCAAAGTACCAGACCATTCTCCATCTTCATCTGCTACAACAATATGAGCTTCGTCACCATTTCCTCCAGCAGTATTAGCTGAATCTGATGTTCCTGGTGCTTTATCAAAGAAACCATGGTATTCCCATCTTCTCTCTGGTGTAGTTACAGAAGCGTTATGTGAGCTGTTTGAAGAAGCAGCACCAACTGAATTACCTGTATACTTGTCTGTTAATGTAAGTGTTGTTCCACTTCCTATTGCAGCAACTTTTCTAAGTTCTTTATCAGGACCTAAAACTAAAATATCTCCAACTGCAACTTGAGTTGTAAAAGAAGTACCTAAACCTGTTACAGTTTTGGATCCATTAACTACTTGTACATTACCAGTTAAAGTTGAACTAAATGCATTTGTACTTGCACAAACACTTACTTTTAAACTATTTCCTAATTCTCCTGGATATTTTGCAACCCAATTACCAACACCAGATATACCTGATGCATAGTTGTCATCATAGTCTTGGTCACTTTTAATTAAAGTGTTTTTGGTATTTGCAGCATTACTGATAGCATTTCTACCTGCATCAGCGCTTTGTGAACCTGCTTCGTTTATAACTCTTACAGTAAATAAAGCATTACCATAAGCTAAAAAATTCTTTGCAACAAAGAAATCTGTTGCTGTATTACTTGTTAATGGTCTTTGAAAATTGTTTACTAAATCATCTTCTGATGTAATTAATACTCTCTCTCCTACTGGCCCCCATCTAAAATGGCCTGCGTAGCCAGCCTCAGTAGTTGAGACAGCAGGGATTACAG